ACCCCCGAACTCGGTCAGGACCTCAACGCCTACCACAACCTCGACGCCGAGGTTGAGCTTACCAGTCTTCTCTCTGAGCAGATTGCTCTTGAGATCGACCGTGAGATCCTCGCTGACCTCGTAAACGGTGCCACCGCTGGCACTCGCTACTGGTCACGCGCTCCGGGTCTCTTCGTTGACTCTAACGGTAACGAAATCGGTGCTTCCGCTAAGGCTCCCGACTTCACCGGCACAGTCAGCGAGTGGTACGAGACTCTCGTCGAGACAGTGAACGACGTGTCTGCTCAGATCCATCGCAAGACTCTCCGTGGTGGTGCTAACTTCGTGGTCTGCGGACCCGAGGTTGCCAACATCCTTGAGTTCACCGCTGGCTTCCGTGCCTCTGTAACTCACGACGATGAGAAGGGCTCTATCGGCGCTCTCAAGGTCGGTTCACTAAGCAAGAAGTTTGATGTCATCGTTGACCCCTACTTCCTCCGCAACGTGATTCTAATCGGTCGCCGTGGTTCTAGCTTCCTAGAGTCTGGTTATGTCTACGCACCTTACGTGCCGCTACAGACCACTCCCACCATCTTTGGACCGGAAGACTTCGTTCCGCGTAAGGGTGTTATGACCCGCTACGCGAAGCAGATGGTCCGTCCAGATATGTACGGTCTAGTTGTCGTCCGTGGTCTCCTAGGTGAGTCTGGCGCTTGATAGCAGCTTGACCTAAAACCTAAACCCCCTGCTTCGGCAGGGGGTTTTTGTTTATGCCCTCACTATTTACTACGAACAGGAGGCTCTATGAATGCCTACAAACTTACAACCCATCTCACAAACAAGCGCTATCATTCTCTCACAGACCGGAACAGCCGGTGATGTAGCAGCCGCCGTCCCTTTTGGAGTCTACAATAGTTCAGATTACTTCTTAAGCGGCGCAGCAAAACAAGTAGACTTTGTTTACAAAAGATTAGGTGGCGATGTTGTAGACATTGAACTAACAGACTCAAACGTCTATGCTGCCTACGAAGAAGCAGTTCTAGAGTATTCTTACATCCTCAACATGCATCAAGGCAAAAACATTCTGCCCGATGCTCTCGGCAAGACCACAGGCACATTCGATCACAAAGGTGATTCCTTGTCTGGTCCAGCCGGAACTAACCTACAGTATTCCAAAATCACTCTATCTTACGCAAACAAGATAGGAGACGCTGTAGCAACAATGGCTGGATTCGGTGGAACAACTCCAATCTATTCCGCCTCATTCACAACGGTCAAAAACCAACAAGATTACGATCTTCAATCTATCATCTCTGGCGCGTCCGCAACAGGACTAGACGATGACGGCAATGCTGTGCCTTATGCTGGAAAAGTTGGAGACTCTAGGGTCATAATTGATAAAGTTTTTTATCGCTCTCCAATCGCTATGTGGCGCTTCTATGGCTACTATGGCGGCGTTGGTGTCGCAGGCAATGCCTCCACCTACGGACAGTATGCTGACGACTCGTCTTTTGAGATTATTCCAACTTGGCAGAACAAACTACAAGCAATAATGTATGAAGATGCTCTTTACACAAGAACGTCTCATTACTCATTTGAGATTCTCGACAACAAACTTAGACTCTACCCAACGCCGCGCGGACACGATAACTTTGCTGGCTATCTCAACCGCATCTGGGTCCGCTTCCGCGTAGCCGATAACTCTTGGGGCGAGACTGGTGATGTAAACACTGGCGTCGAAGGCGTTAACAACATCAACACATTACCATTCGACAACATCCCCTACGAGAACATCAACTCTATGGGCAAACAATGGATTCGCAACTATGCTCTCGCTCTCTGTAAGGAGATGCTAGGACAGATTCGTGGTAAGTTCCAGACAGTTCCAATTCCAGGCGAGTCCGTCACCCTAAACTACTCTGCGCTTCTATCCGAGGCTCAAAAAGAAAAAGACGATCTCCGTCAGAAACTAACAGACATGTTGAAAGAGATCGAATACACAGAACTCTCCAAGAAAGAGCAAGAGAAGGTCACGGCAGCAGAAGAAACTCTTCGTCGCTCTCCGCTACCCATCTTTGTAGGATAATTAAATGTCAGATAACGAATGGTCCAGACCAGCATCACCTCCTCCTCCACTCTTTCTTGGTAAGAAGGAACGAGATCTTGTAAAGCAAGTTAATGATGAACTGGTAGAGAAAGTTATTGGACAACAGATCCTTTACTATCCTATCGATCTTGAAGCAACAAACTTTCACGAACTTTATGGTGAGGCAGTAGAGAAAACCTATTTACCACCTGTAAGGGTTTATGCCCTAGTTAAGTTTGACGAAGACAACACTTCTTATCTAGATTCAGTAGGAGTGGATAATGTCTCAAAGATCACCGTCCACTTCCACAAGCGCAGACTTACAGAAGACCAAAATCTATTTGTCCGCGAGGGAGACTTTGTTCTCTATGGAGATCTCTACTATGAGATTATGGGCTTATCTTCTGCAAGAAGATTGTTCGGTCAAGTAAACCAAACATTTGAAATCTCTGCTACATGCAAGAGAGCACGCAAGGGACTATTCGATGCTACCTGATAACTTTGATTTTGCACAACTACCAGAAGACAAGAAAGACTTCACTCTACAAGAGATAGGAATGCTAGGTTCTCGCATAGAGGACATAGACTATGCGATGATGTCTTGGATTAAAGAAGATCTGGATCTCTCCACAACAACAAATGAAGGCTACAAGCGTGTGCCTGTTTTGTGGCAGACCCCCGAGCGAGCATTTCAAATCAAGAAGAACAGAGATCTTAGAGAGCCCGACGATCATAGCTCTGGTGCTATCACTCTTCCCGTGGTTACAGTCGAGAGAACAGCAATAACAAAAGATCCTTCAAGAAAGGGGGGCTATCAGGCACAGATTTTCTCTAACAAAAGAAATGGCAGAACAGGTCGAATGACTATTGCCAAGAGAATCAAACAAGATAAGACTCGCAACTTCGCTGTAGTAAGTAACACGCGCACAAACACATCAGGGGATAGACAGAAATACTTCCCGAGAGTAAACAAAAAGGTTGTTATTGAGACTTTGTCTATCCCTATTCCCATCTACGTCAATCTTGATTACAAGATAATAGTCAAGACCGAATACCAACAACAAATGAATGATCTAACCCAACCTTTTATGACGAGAACAGGTCAAATAAACTCTTTCATAATGCGTAGAAATGGTCATCTTTACGAGGCTTTCATCGACCAAGGGTTTAGCCAAAGTAACAACGTAGCTAATCTAGGAGAGGACGAAAGACAATTTACAAGTGAAGTGAGCATCAAAGTTCTCGGCTATTTAATCGGCGAAGGTAATAGCGACGACAGACCTATTGTTACCAAAGAAGAAAGCGTAGTAGAAATAACCTATCCGCGAGAAACAGTTGTCCCAGCAGGTAGTGATAACTTTTTAATGGACTAGACACATCCTGAAGTGTTTTGGGTTTCAACACTACTATTTAAACTATGATTAGCGATGCTATCTAGCATTATTTTTACAAAAGAGAGGTTTCTAGAATGTCAGTTAAAAGCTTTAAGTTTGTGTCCCCAGGTGTGTTTATCAACGAGATTGATAACTCTTTCCACCCACGTAGACCAGACGCCATCGGTCCAGTAATCATCGGGCGCGCAGCAAAAGGTCCAGCAATGCAGCCTATTAAGGTTGAATCATACTCCGACTTTGTTCAGGTTTTTGGCGGCACGGTTGCCGGAAATGCTGGTGGTGATGTTTATCGTGATGGTAATTACCAGACCCCCATGTATGGCACTTATGCCGCCAAGGCGTTCTTGAATTCCAATGTTGCTCCACTAACTTACATTCGTTTGCTCGGTCAACAGAACACTAATGCTGTCGAAGCTGGGTATGCCGGTTGGGAGACTACCAAGAATCCTGCTGCTGCAATTGCAGACAATGGCGGTGCTTATGGGCTATGGCTATTTGAAAGCTCATCTGCCGCAAATCTTGGAACAGGCACTTTGGCTGCTGTTTGGTACATCGATAGTGGCTCACAGGTTCTACTTTCAGGAACTTATGCTAATAGTACAGCAACTGCTGCCGAGGTTGGAGCTTTTTTTGAACCAGATAGCAGCAACAACTACACCGTAGAAATAACCGAATCTGCTGGGGGTTCTAACAAATACACCTTCAACTTCGCTTCTTCTGAAGATAAATTTATTCGCAAGG